AACTTTCAAAAGCAGCACGGCGTTTTACTACCATGCAGGAAAGTGTCTTGATAGTATCCAGGGCATTACAATTCCTCATCTAGATGAAGTACTTACTGTAGGTTAATCAATCTCTCAGATTATTCATCTCTTGAACAATGCTGTAGAGGTGGTATCCACCTGCCGCGAAGGCGAGCATAAGTAGGAGTTCATAATACGGGGTCTCTGTATTTTTTCCTTTGAGACCAATGATAATCAGAAGAGGCCCAATCAGCAATGCGTGAATTAGGTTTATATATAGGTAGGGTGATGCATTAACGAATCGAACATATGCCTTGTAGCCATGGTAGACTGTAATCACAATACCAAGAACTAATGCAGTCGTAAAGATTTCATTTGAAACAGCGGACCGTTGAAGGCCAATATAGAGAAAGAAGGGTACGACAAAAAAGATATGAAAAAGCGATAAAACAATATGAGAGTTCATAGGATTCTAAGTAGAGCACGGCTATTTTCAAGTGCGCCTTCAATCCACGCCTGTCTCATTGAGAAACTTTCGCCACAGATGAAAAGATTTGGTAGGTCGTTGAATGGTTGAAGAGTCTCTTTACTGACTTTATAGGGGTCATAGAGACCGGGTGTCCAGTAAGTCGCACCTGATTTCCACGGATGTGATTTAACAACCGTAGGATACGGAATTTCTCGTGTCGGGAACAAGCGTCGACATTCATCTGTAAGAAGTTTTCCTAAGACTTGCTCTGCAATCGGCTTCATACCACTTGCAATATTTGTCCAGACAATTGAATCACCTGCATCCGTATAGGAGATCATCACAATACCTTTGTCAGGTCGAATAGGAATAAAATAGCGAAGTCGGGTTTCTGTGACAAACTTCGGAAGATCTTCAAACCAGACTTTTCCGTTTTTTCCAGGAGGAAAGACTGCGTAGATACGATGAAGTGGCTCCATCTTTACACAAGTGAGTGCGGGAAGTGGCTTGAAGATTGGAATTTTTCTGAGTGCATCCGCATGAAGAGCACAGATGACATTTTTTGCCTGCACCGTTTTAATTATTCGAGAGTCATGTAGGCTTGGACTTCCAGTAGCAAACCAAAGTGTCAGAGTATCGTCGAGTTCAGGAGCCAGATTTTCCAGAGAATGATGAGTATGAAGATCAACACCTCTTGATTTGCAGTCATTTGTTAAAGCATCTATTAGACTATCAAGTCCCTCTTTACAAATAGAGAATCTCTGATTGGCTCCCATTTCAGTAGTGAAACTGCCGAGTGCAAGATCCGCACGTAATGTAAAGAGTTCTGCACGATACGGAAACGGGTCTGTGAAGGCCTTGGCCTTTGCAGTTCCAAAGACACCTTCAAGAATTTCACAGAGTGTATGTTTTCCGAGAATTTCTTGAGGAAGCATTTGTACTTGCGGTAACCATGTACGAAGACTATCTTCAAATGGATTGGCTACTAAGTCTGAACCATAGGTTTTTATCCAACCTGATTCATCTGAGATAGGTATCTCATGAAGATTGTATTCCTTGAGAAGGTCGCGTGTTACTATGTGGCTTGAATGAATACGACCTGCACCCTCCTCCCATTGCAGGTTCCTATCGTGAAATGTTAAGATCCGACCCCCAAGAACTCTGTATTTTTCAAACACGGAGATCTTTGCATGTGTATGGCGCTTGGCCAGTTCGCGGGCTACATAGAGTCCTGCGATACCGCCCCCAACAATGGCATAGTCGAGCATTGCCATTTACTTAATAAAGATAGAGTTTATCCAAGCCATCACTTTTCCTGTATCAGCACTGGTTACTTTATCGAGATATTCAGTATTCTGGATTGCGACAAAGGTTGGAATCTTGGAGACTTGACAGTATCCAGGAGTATACTTATTTTGGTCAATATCACATTTGAAGAAGGTTACCATAGGAAAGGTGTCGGTGATCTTCTTGAGGTCAAGATCACGGCAATATCCACACCACTCTGCTGTAAAATAGACGACCACGTATTTTGGCATCACCTTAATCCGTTCATCCTTTCCACGGGCAATGAGGGCCTCGAAATACTTATGATCCGGGAGGGGTGTCATTGTGTACATCGGGTGGGACATCGTTGGTATTTTCTTCTTTAGAGGTTTTATTTGATGGTGTAAATCGCGCCCATGTGAGTGTAAGGGCACCCACTAGAACAATAACGGCCGTGCCAAAGAATACATAGGAACTGAGGTTTCCAGCGGCTTCTAAAGCACCAACGGCGCCTGTGGCACCGCCCTTTTGCCCTGCAGCCGCTCGTAGAGCAGCAGGGTCAGTAAATGCCGAGATGGAATCGGTCGCGCTTAGAAGTTGCGGAGCCTTCTCAGCAAGTGCAACTGTACTCTTTACAGCGGCCACAGCCGGCGGAATAGTTTTCTGCACGGCATCAATCACAGGTGGAATCACCTTTTCAACGGCACACTTTGTATCTACAACAAGTCCGAGGGCTGCCCGAATTGGTCCTAAGAAGGGAGCAAACGGACCTGTTATAATGCTAAAGAGACTCTGGTCAGATTTCATCTTTTCAAAAGCGCTCGGTGTCATTACATTTCCTGCCGCGCCAGTTGAGTTCATGTAGATTGTAGAAGGGAAGAAGCGTGGGGTGCCATCAATAAAGAGAGACTTTGTATCATATAAGAGATACAGTGCAGAATAAGTTGTCCATAATAATGAAAAGACAGTGAGAATACCACTTATTGTGAAAAGAAGCATTGCGAGTCCACCCATAAAATCACCCGCTGCAAAATGACTGAGGCCAAAGGGAAGACTCAGAAATCCGACATAGAGAAGAAAGAATATAGGGCTCGGTGCAGTATCTGGTGCGGCAGATCCAGTTCCGTGAAATATACCTGCACCTAGGCCAGTGGGTCCAAAAAAAGGCACTGAAAGGCCGTATTTGTTCACAGAATCCCATTCAGCAAATGTCTGAACTATATCATAGATCCACCAGAAACCGAAGGCGAATAGATTTACAAAGACTTTCAGTGCGGCCGTTCGTGGTGAACGGAGAAGAATATGATCAACTGCAAAAAATCCACCTACAATTGTAATAAATGTAAAGAGAGTCGGTGAGATTTGTGAGCCCCCCCATGACTTTGCGGATGTATGGTCAAATGAACCTAGGAAAGACATCCCTACTAATCTGTATCCGTCTTTGTGCTAGGCAAACAATCCGTAGGCACTTCAAATCCCTTAGATCGGAGATGACTCAAGAAATCAGATGGAAAGCAATCGGCCTTGAAGAAATCACACGGCGCCTGTGTGGGGTCGGGTAGACGAATTGAGACTGGGCCCGATGTCATTCGGAATCCAAACTCTCTGAAATTTGTCAAGACAAAGGTTCCATTTGATTGAGGATAGAGTTCAAAGTTGCGTAGCGCAAATCCGTATTTCCAAAAGAGAAGCCAAAGGTCCTCAAATTCATCATACATTGTGTCAGGTTCATTCCATTCAAAGTCTTTTTCAAATGATTCACAGGCTCTTGGAATCCACCACCGCTCAAATGCATAGTCTTGAATAAGTTTACGCCCAATACGTCGCACACGTTGCTGTGTAATTGAATCGTGTTCCATTATCTGATATTATCCAATGATAACAGATAGTAGTTTCAATTTTTTGGACACCTTAGATTGTAAAGAGAACACCACCGAATCCATCCACTACGCGCAGAACATTATGGTTCTTTGCATAGACACGAACTGTGCAGTTTCCAAGGGCAGGAATCGTCGCTTGATTCATCATTATTTGCAGTACAATACTGTCAATACGACTAGCATTCATTGAACCACTCGGCTGAAGTTCTTCAGGACGGAGTGCAAGACTATAACAGTAGATAAAATCATCTGATGGAATGGTTGTATGGCGTTGCCACGGTTGAACTAGACGGAAATAAGTTGCATCGCGAACTTGGAAGCGGTCAAATCCGTCGAGTTGTAAAACTGCATTGGCGAGAATATCTGTACGGACTCCTGTTTCATTGACACTTAGACTACTGAAGTTGAACCACTCCTTATTATTAATTACGAGTTGTCGCTGGAGCACCCAGATAAACTCACGAATCGGATGATTAAATTCAATCGGCACAGGAATCGACTGTGAACTCGGAGGAATTGCAATTTGTGACGTATACTGAATTTGTTCAATAAGATATTCGTGTGCTGTACTTACAAATCGTCGGCGCTCATCCACATCCAGATAGACAAAATCACCCCACAGTGTGCAATCGGTTATATGGGCCGGCTTTACGGTTATATCTACACAGTCTTGAATGACATTCGGTGTCCAGAAGCACTGTTGAAGGGGTCTAAACGTAATATTAATCCGGACAGGATGATATTGTAGAGCAAGGAGTGGAAGATAGAGGCCGGGATTCTTACAAAACCAGAATTGAAGTGGCACATAGAGTTTGAGGGGTCCAATCAGTGTAGGTTGAGAGAATCCATCCACTTTGCCAATCATATCATAAAAACCAAACTTCTGTGATTCAGTTGTGGTGAGATTTGACCAAATCTCCATCCATTCTCCAGTTTGGCGATCAATCTCCTGCTCACCAATGGTCAGTGTAATCTCTTGGATAAGTGCATGACCTATAGAATTTACATAAGCAACAGTTTCACCCGTAGTGGAGAGATAGAGTGGGGGAAGTGTAATCTCTAAAATACATGGACCGAGTAAATCTCCACTCCGAGGAACGAGCCAACTGATTTTTTTTCCAAAATCAGGTTCATTGTCTGAATACATTTCAACAGATTCAATGGCAAAATTCGTATGACGACGATAGACAAACTTAAACCATGTTATCTGAGGGTTTCCCGTCAAGAAAACATCTTGTTTTCCAACTGCGACGAGTTGTAATAGACCACCGTTGCCAGTCATCTCGCGGCGCTTCTGAATGATGGAGTGATTCTTAGTAGAAGGTAGTAGCGCGATGGATCCTCGCATGAATTCAAGAAGAGGATATGACATGGATTTGACGGTCCTCCGGTCACTTTTTGCACTTGATCCTAACACAAATATTCCAATCAGCACAAACTGGCTCATGACAGCAGATGGAATTGGTGGTGTTCAATGGAAAGGTTTGGCATCGTATATGAGTACCGTAAGCATTTCAAATATTAGCATGTTTGATACGACACTTACTAACGATCCTTATCGCCACAATATTACAATCACAAATGGTGCATTATTTGTTGACGGTGCTCCTGTGACTGGATCAGGTCTTAACATTGTTCAACTTGCAAGTAGTCTACAAGGCCTTGGTACCTATGGTTATGTTAGCACATTAAGTCTTTATAGTACTGTAAGAGGACTTGGCACAGCCGGCTATGTGAGTTCTGGTACACTGACATCAACTGTAGTAGGTCTCGGTACAGCAGGTTATATAAGTACTGCTAGTTTCTATAGTACGGTTGTTGGACTTGGTACAGCAGGTTATGTTAGTACTGCACAGTATAATAGTTTCTCTAATTTAATTTATAACAATATTTCATATATTTCCTCAGGTAATCTTTACAGTACAACAACAAATCTTCTTGGATATATTGACGATATAATTAATTCCCAGGGCAATGGATCCATTAGTAGTTTCACTGTGAATGGAACTGCAAATTTCTATTCAACCCTTTCAGTTGGCACTTTTTTTTATATTAATGGAAACATCTCAACACTGAGTACAAGTATTGGAGATACCATTGTAAACTTAGGTACAACTCCTGGTTATCTCAGTAGTTTGAACAGCCGATCGTTAAGTACGGGCATGATTGGTCTATCAAGTATTAACTTCATGGATACAGTAACAGGTGTAAAACAACTTGTTGCTGTGACAAATGGCGTCTTTCAAGTGAATGGAGCGTCCATTACAGGAGATGTAACTACAGGAAATCTAACATCAACAGTCATCGGACTCGGCACAACTGGCTATCTTTCAACAGTGGTTTTTACTGGTGTTGTAAGTACTGCAAATTTGGTAGGGTTGATTAGTAGTGCAAATCTGAATGGAATTGTAAGTAGTGCGAATCTGGTTGGATTGGTAAGTAGTGCAAATCTGGTAGGCTTGATAAGTTCAGGAAATCTGGCTGGACTTGTAAGTACACCGAATCTAGAGGGCCTTGTAAGTTCGCCTAATTTAATTAGGTTTATCAGTACCGCCAACTTAGCAAATCTAGTGAGTACACCGAATCTAGCAGGCCATGTGAGTACTCCAAACTTAATTGACCTCGTGAGTACAGCCAACCTGCGTGATTTTATCAGTACACCCTACTTTGATTCACAGACAACAAGTAGTTTAAGGGGACTTGGCACACTTGGATATCTTTCAAGTTTCCAAGCGCATGAATTAAGCACAGGACTTCTACAAGTATCATCTATTCGATTTATGGACTCCACAACAACGGCGCCAAATGCAGGTACATTTAGTTTACTTAATGTCAGTTCTGGACAATTGCTCTTTAATGGAGGCTATACAAG